CTTGAATTGAGGGTCTAAAGTCATGACCTGTTTCATACCGATAGCCTTCAAAAGAGCAGTTGGAGTCTGCTTCTGAAGGAATTGAACCAATCGAATGATTTTAACGTGATTGGGGTCAGCTTAATCCAATTCGGTAGCTTGAATCTGCTGTACATTGAGGTGAGGAACTTCAAAAGCTTTCTTGTATTGGTTGGTCGCTTGATTCAATGCGGATGATATCTTCTTAGGCCTATCGGGATTCTATCGATAAAGGCGATGCTGCTTAGAATATCTCTTGTATTCTTTATTGAGTGTTTTAACTTCGGGAATTTCCATGATGAAAAGATCTCTGAAAGTGCTATTGTGTTATTAATTTGTGTTTAACGCATCAAGACCCTTACCCGCGAGTAGATGTACTCGTTTAGAAGTTATAGCTAATAGCAATGTGCAGAGAGTAAGTCCCAAGCGCTCATTAACATTGTCTTAGAAAGAATAATCTCCACTAGGTTCGAAACCATGGTTCAGAAGAGAAGAAAACCCCGAAACGTAAGCAGAAGCTAATCTAGACCGTAAAATGTCTTCTATCAATTCAGAGATGTGCTCAGATTAGAATCCCTCCAAAAGAGCGGACACATACAAATCAGCACTATTAAGGAATTGAGCCAACTTACCGCTGTAGAAGAGCCGAGTGGAAAGCGTTTTGCGACAATCTCGAGTGAAATAAAACGAGTCATAAGTCCCATTGGAGAAGCTCCACTTTGAACAAAAATCAACATCATCCCAGGAGGACATTCTAATTTCTTTGATGATCTGACCAAGAGTACCATTATTTGCCACGTTGCCTCTATTTGTGACAGCTAATATCTGATCATAAAATTTTGCTTCCAGACCTCGGCGGACAAATATATTTACATCATCCCCGGCGGCGAAATATCGAATATCATTATCAGATAATGAGCATAGCTGTTGATAGAACTTGACGTAACAAATGGATCTCAGCGTATTTCCCAAAGTAGTCGCGGTAGGGTGACCAGAGAATGTAGTACCGTTGATCTTACATGGTATATACATATACTAAGCTGCGTCCAGATCTTCTTATGGCCAATCTCTTGTGAATGTCTTCTTATCTTCATCCGACCATTCATATTTCGAATCCTGTGGAATAGTGACGAATAAGGAATGTTAAGTCTTAGTAGCATCACGGATTAGATTGGAAATATAAATGGACCTATCACACGGTTGATATTTGCTTTCTGCATATAAGTGCTCGTCAAGAATGGGCTACAAAAGTTTCCAAAAGACAACATCAACGCTCTCTTGTAGACATTCGAACTGAGTGCTGTCAAAAGAAGACCCATCCAATGAGATAGACTTATCAGGCTAGATGTGATTCAAAGCAATCTTATATCGATTAGTTAGCTCTTGCTTGGTACACGCTTAGACAAAACCAGGATCAAATCGCTGTATACACGGAAACATAATTGATTGAATGGCTGTCAACCCTCCGCAAGTAGTGGCACACGGAACGGATATGTTTCTAGGTCTAGTATCTTAGTCCAGGAGAAACCCGTCTTGATGATTCAATTCCTAGTCAGAGAACTACACTTCACCGGACTTGACCATTGTCTTAAAACTACCTATGAAGCTAGGATTCGTCGACTGCATTTGCTTCATTAAAGTCTTGAAATATTTCTACTTCTTACCTTCATCAAACGCACTCTTCTCTCCTAACCATTCAAAAGGATTAAAGGATCGTAAGTCCCGGATGAAATTTTCGTCTTTGGACATGAAATCAATCAAGGAACCGATGTATTTTAAAGACACACCACGAAAAATTTTAAGCATATCTCTATCCACGACTGTTTACGAATTGATCTGCCTACCAACGAAGGATACGGCCGCGTTCTACACGCATTTAGATCCCCACTCAAAAGAGTTAACGACATTTCCATTTTGTATCACGTCGTAACCACAAGGCTTAATTTTGCAAATAGGATCAAAAGGAAGAAGGCCTTTGCTCTTAGAAAAACTCTGGGTCTTAGAACCGTTGACAGAATACCAATCGTTGTAATTTCTAGATAGCGATTTGTAAGATAACTCAGTCATAGTTTCAGGGTTTCTAGGAGGCAAACATGGAACTGGCTTGCACTTAAAATAATTCACGGAATCCAACTATGCAGTAATGACTGGGATATCTTTCTTCGTTTGAGTTTTACATTTGCCGAATAAATAGCAAGATTCACGAATTGAAAGGTCGTAAATCGATTTGTAATGGGTGTCGATAGACAGCTTGTCTGCTTATTGGATTCGACCAGCTAAAAGGATTCTATGTCTCATAGGT